CAACAACGCCCCTATCCTTTTGACGTTGGTTTAATCACCGTACAGCGATAACACCTCCTTGACTGCATTGTGACGTTCAATATCTTTGTGGTCAAATTGCACAATGTCAATATGTTTTAGTGTTTTGCTGGTCAACAAGCCGCAAAAGTTCACTAATCCATTATCATTGACACGATCTGCTTGCGCCAAATCTCCTGTCACTACCATTTTAGACCCTTCTCCCAATCGGGTCAGTAGCATTTTCATTTGATTAGTTGTCGCATTTTGCATTTCATCTGCAATAATATAGGCATTCTTGAATGTGCGTCCACGCATGTATGCTAGCGGACTTATTTCTATCACTCCTTCTTCTAACATCTTAGCGATGTCTTTAGTTTGATAATATTCGCCCAAGACGTCAAATATAGGTCTTGTCCAAGGTGCCATTTTTTCATTTAGCGTACCTGGTAAAAAGCCTAAGTCTTCATCTACGGACACGGCGGGTCTTGTAACAATGATCTTATCAACTAAACCTTCCTGAAACTGCTTGATACCATTCTGCACGGCTAGCATGGTTTTACCCGTGCCGGCTGGGCCAATAGCCAAGACGATACTTTTGGTTTCATCCTGTAACTTTTGTAGATATGTTTGCTGGTTGGGGCTTCGCGCATACAGACTTACTTTCTGCTTTTTCTGCGGAAGATATGGTTGAAAATCTAACACGTTAACTTCTGACGTAAAACGTTTTTTCACTCTATTCTTACTCATTGTTTAATGTCTCCTACATTGGGGATGTAAGAACGACTGTAGTGACCGCCCGATGACTACCGTTCGTCCTACATAGTATTTACAGAATACACAGAATAATAAAGTAATACGTTATGATTTCGAACCAGCTAAATAAGTATAGAAGCTTCTAGGACAAAAATAATGCATGATATCATAGATGTTATTACAAACATACAAGAATTATACGAAAACAATAGTAGTCTAGCCGCACTTAAAGACTTTGAGCGTGTGCTGGATGAGATGGATATGTACGTATATAAAAACTGGCTCGACGGCGAATTAGCGTACGGCCCTAAAGTAGAGCGTCACTGGGTCACTGCTGGCTTTATGTGGCCTCGAGATAAAATGCCAGACCCTATGGCCGCAAAGCGTTTGATGGAAATCGGTTGTAAAATTGGCTATCAAAAAACTCATTTGATGGAAGCTCGAGAAATTAAAAAACCAGACGATATTCGTCCTGGTACAAAGAAAGGCAAGATGGACCGTAAACCAATTTGGATGGTCGAAATCACTATGCCTAGAAAACTAGTATCTGACATTTACAAAGGCTATATGAACAGAATGCGCGAAGAGTTAGGCAATGAAGGTATGCAAACTCAACCACCAACTCCGTTAGATACTAATGCGGCAATGCAAACAAATACTGCACCGACTGCTCCTATGACTGGCGGTATGCCAGGCGGGCAACCAGGCGGCGTACCTGGAACTCCACCGGCAGGCGCTGGTGCACCGATGGTAGCATAATATGATTATTAGCGAAGCACTTAGAGCCAAAGATCTTAGAAAACTTGTCAAAAATATTTTTGAAATAGACAATTATAAGAGTAAAATTGGAGACGACAGAGATACTGTAGTTTTAACATTTACAGTAGATACTAAAGATCCTGCGGACGATTTAGAAAACTTTTTAGAAATGGGTTATGACTTTATCTTAGATTCAGAAGCAACTACTGGAGAACTTGATGATGGGAAGTATCGGGTATTTGTAGAGATTGAACGTAGTCGTCATGTCTCAGAGCAAATAGTTGAAATATTAGACGGCGTCAGTAAACTGACTGGAATTGATAATTTTAGATTTCGTTACCATAAAGAATTTAAAAGCCAAGAAGCAACTAAAGAAAATTTAGAAAAAGCAATACCTGCTGATGGTGATGCTTACGATATTGCAATCCAAAACGAAGGGCTTAATAATTTTAGTAAATTCTTTTCTAATAGTTATGTTGACGATATCACATTGTTAAGCGAAACAATTACACTAAAACGTATTCACAAAGATCCTATTACTTTGAAAATTGTTGATTTCGGATCTAAACAAGAAATGCATGAGCAAACAAAAGGCCCAATTATGCTAGAAGGTAACGGCATGGCTGAAACTATCTATCTAACAAAATATATTGGCAATTATAATATAAACAAAGTTGGTTCGAAGTTTATATTAGAAAAAGAAGGTTATGCTTTAATATTGGAGAAAGCACATGGCGGATTTTAAATTTAATTTTACAAAGGACAAGTTGAAAGCTATCATTGGTAATAACCCTTATCTTGATGACTGGTATGAATCTTTATGTCAAATACTTCCCGATTATGATATTGACACAGTACCACGTGTTGCGGCATTCTTGGCGCAGACAGCACACGAAAGTGGTAACTATCGTGCAATTAAAGAAAACTTAAATTACAAAGCAGAAAGTCTTTGTAAAGTGTGGCCAAGATATTTTCCAGATATGGCCACTGCCAAGTCTTATGAAAAACAACCAGAACGTATTGCCAACCGTGCATACGGAAATCGTATGGGTAATGGCCCAGAAGAAAGCGGTGATGGTTGGAAATATGCAGGTAAAGGTCTTATCCAACTAACTGGCAAAGACAACTACACACGTTACGCACAAAGTTTAGAGATTAGCGTAGAAGAAGCTAGCGAACATTTGACAACATTTGAAGGTTGTGTACAAAGTGCGGCTTGGTTCTGGGAAGCCAACAATTTGAATCAGTGGGCAGACAGCGCCGATATACTAACAATGACCAAACGTATTAACGGTGGCACTATTGGTTTAGAAGATCGTATCAAGCATTACAATCATGCAATGCATGTATTAGAAGGCTAAATCATGGAACAGTTTCAGTGGATGTTTAGCATTATACCAGATGCAATATTGAACTGGGTATACTGGGGCATCATTGCTGTGGGGTTGACTGGTGTTGTGGCTGGATGGTTAGGCCAATGGATTCCAGTATACGGAAAATATACTGGAATATTAAAACCAATTGGTATTGCTGTTCTTGTGCTAGGTGTATGGTTGCGCGGTGGCTACGATACTGAATTAGCATGGCGTGCCAAGGTAGCAGAAGCTGAAGCAAAAGTAGTGGCCGCTGAAGCTAAGTCTAAAGAAACCAATACTGTTATACAAACACAGTATAGAGACAAAGTAAAAACTGTCAAAGAAATACAGATAGTTGTACAAGAACGTATTGTTAAAGAAGCCGCAAAAATGGACGCAGAGTGCAAAGTTGATCCAGAAGCTATTAGTATTTTAAATCAAGCCGCAGGAGGTAAGAAATGAAATATATTATCATTGCACTAATCCTATGTTTAACTGGTTGCGCTAGTACTGTTCCAGTAACTATGAATTTTCCACAAGTTCCTGAAGAGTTAAAAACAGCTTGTCCAGACTTAAAAACTATCCCCGAAGGCACTACTAAACTAAGCGAAGTTGTTAGTAGCGTTAGTGAAAACTACGGACAGTATCAAGAGTGTAAAATTAAGATAGATGCGTGGACACAGTGGTACAATAGTCAAAAGAAGATATTTGAAAGTATTAAGTAACATGGGTACTAGGCCGTATACTAAATTAAATGATATCAAATTAGATATTACTTTGGATAGTATTGTAGTAGAAATTGGTAGTGAAAATGGCGAAGGAAGTTCTTTATGGTTATACAATTGGGCTAAAGAGCGTAATTTAGAATTTTATTCTATAGATGTAGAACACAGTAAAAGAGAAACAGATTATCCAGACATAAATTGGATAGTTACAAATTCTGGAAGCGACTGGTGTAAGAATATTTTACCTAGTTTAAATAAAAAAATTAAAGTGTTATATCTAGATAATTTTGATTGGATTTCAGATTCGAATAAATCAGAATCGTTTATTCAAAAACAAATTGAAGATTATGCTAAACGCGGTGTTATGATGAATAATCAAAATTGCCAAGACGAGCACCGATTACAAGTAGAATATTGTTTGCCATTTTTAGATGAACAATCAGTTGTAATTATGGATGACACATATTATGCCAACGATACTCAATTGGTTGGTAAATGTGCTACAGCGATTCCAGTATTACAACTACACGGATTTCAAATGTCTGGCACAGAATATGCCATTAGAGGATACAAATGAAAAAATTATTAGTAATTTTAGCAGTATGGGGATTGTCGGGTTGTGCATTGATTGATGCATATATGATGGCCAGATTTGACAACAACGAATACATGTTGATCAATCGTGTACGCACACAGGCAAACTTAGGCGCGGCCAAGTGCGGGAAACCCGAAGTGGTTGAAGAAGTAGATAGCATATGGCGTACCACTATAGAGTTAAAAAATTACACACAGTCAATTCCACGCAATGAGGAAGCAACTAAAATGAGCGCAGAACTAGCGGAAATTGTTAAAGGGTTAAGTGATCGTTACAAAGGCACTGAACCAGTTAGCTTGATGTATTGTACTACAAAATTTAGCAGTATTGAGCGTAATGCTGTTACTATTCAAAACGTTATAGGGAAGAAACCAAGATGAGTGTGGAACAACAATTAGAAGCCTTGTTTAATACAGGCGACCCAAGTTTACAAGATCTAGCTACTCGTGCTAACGATTTAAAAAAAGCCTTAGAATCTGGACAAATTAGCAAAGGCGAGTTTATGGAAATGCTACAAGATTTAGCCCATGAAAAGAATATCAACGAATCAGCACACGATTTACAAGTAAAAATAGCAGTTAATGCGGCTTTAGAGGCACTGGTTAATGTAGCAAGTATGTACTAAATATATTATAAAGACAAAGGAGCGAACTATGTCAGAAGTAACGAGCGAATCAAAGAAAGAAGATTGGATGAATTCAAAATGGCGTCCAATGATGGGTTGGATGTATATGGTTGTCTGTATGATGGACATGGTTATATTTCCAATCTTATGGAGTCTATTGCAGACATTTACCCATACACAAATTACTCAATGGAATCCACTAACACTACAAGGTGCTGGCTTATTCCATATTGCTATGGGAGCAGTCCTTGGTATTGCGGCATTTGGTCGTACACAAGAAAAATTAGGCGGAGCAAACAATGGCGGAGCACAAGTACCAACACCTGCGCCTACATTTAGTCCTGCACCAGCGGCACCTGCGCCTAGTTTTAGTAGCGCACCATTTGTTGCTCCAGCAAGTACAAGTTTTGCACCAGCACCAAGTTGGGGTACAACACCAGTAGCAACAACAGCAAGCGGTAAGAAGATTGTGCCAGACGCTGATCAGCCAGCAATTTAATAGGAGAATAACATGTTAGATACATTATTATGGATAGCAGTAGGCGCATTTGTAGGTTGGAATTTTCCACAGCCGTTTTGGGCAAAGATTATTCAAGAAAAAATTCAAACCATGTTAGCTAAGAAAGGAGTATAATATGAAATTAATTTTAGCATTAGTAGCAAGTTTAGCATTAGTTGGTACAGCGTATGCTGGCGGTGAAATGAAAGAAGTTTGTACACCAAAAGTAGACAAAGCAGGCAAGCCAGTAAATGATAAAAAGACTGGAAAGCAAGCTCAAGATTGTAAAAAAATCAAAGTACACAAGAAAGTAGAAGGCGAAAAAGTTCCAGAACCTGCCAAGAAAAAGTAATCAAAAACTTGACAGGTCTCCTTTAAGATAGTATAATTACTATTATTAACTGGGACCTGTTATTACGACTATGACTGATTATTACCAAACACTAGGAGTTAGCGAGCAAGCTAGCTCAGAAGAAATTAAGCGAGCATATAGAAGCTTGGCCAATAAACATCATCCTGACAAGGGCGGTGACCAAGCTATGTTCAAAAATATAAGCGTTGCCAACGATGTATTAAGCGACCCACAAAAACGTGCGGAGTACGATCAGCAACGTCGATTCCCACAAGGACAGCAATTTCATTTCCATACTGGAAATAATCCATTTGGAGATATTTTTGGCGGAGCAAGTCCATTTGGAGATATTTTTGGCGCAATGCATAGACAACAAGCACGTCGAAATAGAGATTTGAATATACAATGTCAAGTTACTTTATTAGACAGTTATCTTGGCAAACAACTAGAAGCACAATATCAATTACCTAGTGGTCGTACACAAACTGTTGTTATCAACGTACCTGCTGGAATATCACACGGTGAAACTATCCGTTATCAAGGGCTGGGAGACGACAGCGTACAAGGTGCGCAACGTGGTGATCTTAATGTAACTATTATTGTTATGGGAGATCCAAACTTTGAACGTAGAGGAAATGATTTATATACTACCGTGGAACTTACACCTATCGAATCTTTAATTGGTTGCAGAAAATCTGTTAGAACAATTAGTGGTCAACACATTGATATAGACATACGCCCTGGGGTAGACACTGGAGTTGAGTTTGCTAGTGCTGGACAAGGTTTTGTAGATATACAGCGACATGTCAAAGGAAGGTTTGTAACAGTTGTTAAGATTAGATCTAAACCAATAACCGATCCAGAATTAGTAGCAAGACTGAGACAATTAGATGCTGAAATTACACAAAGAGGATGATCCAATTCTTAAGCAACCAGCAGAACAATGGGACTTTGAGAACCATGTTAATGCGGCTGTTATAGAACGTGAGATGCTAGATCTGATGAAAGCTAGCAATGCTATTGGCCTGGCTGGAAATCAAGTTGGTTTGTTGCGCAAGGTGTTTGTTATGCGTACTACAGACGGACGTGAGTTTGGATGTTTTAATCCATGGATCATGTTTGGCGATAACGACAAGATAGAAGGCGAGGAAGGTTGTTTAAGTTTTCCAAATCTCTGGCTTAAAGTCGCACGACACAATAAAATTACTGCCAGCTATCTTGACAATACAGGCAAACCGTGTATAATAGAATTAGAGGGCATTGATGCAAGATGCTTCCAACATGAACTGGATCATTTAAATGGGGTAACATTTACAGAATATGTAAGTGATTTAAAATTAAAGATGGCACGGAAAAAACAAAGGAAATTAAATGGTTGAACCAAGCGACAATCTACAAGCGGTTTTTGAAAAAGCTATTGAAACAGCTAAAAATCTTAACCACGAATATTTAACTATCGAACACTTGTTGTTTGCTATGTTGTGCGAAGAATCCTTTGCAAATGCTATTCAGGGATACGGAAGTGATCCAGAATATATTAAAAAGAATCTTGAACATTATCTAAAAAATAAATGTGACGAAATTACTGCTGGCGGGCCAGTAGCAAAACCAAAGAAAACTCAAGTAGTTGAACGTGTTCTTAATAAGGCATTTACACAAGTCTTATTCAACGGACGTCAACGTATTGAGAGTACAGATGTATTTCTAGCTATGATGAGCGAGAAACGTAGCTGGGCGCACTTTTATATTCAGCAAGCTGAAATTGATAAAGAAAAATTCGCCGATTTCATTAATAATAACTTAGAAGGCGAAGCTGAAGAAGAGATGGAACAAGGTGACATTCAAGGTAACAAGGCGCTAAAAGCGTTTACAACAAATCTAAACGATAGTGTTAAGAAAAATAAAATTGATCCAGTTATTGGAAGGATTGATGAATTAGAAAATATTGCGCTAGCCATGGGCCGTCGAAGTAAAAATAATGTGATCCTTGTTGGTGACCCAGGTGTAGGTAAGACTGCTATTGCAGAAGGACTTGCTTATAACATTGTTAAAGGTGCTGTTCCAGATTTCCTTAAAGAGTATCAAGTATATAATTTGGACATCAGTGCTATGCTTGCTGGTAGTAAGTACCGCGGCGACTTTGAAGAACGCTTTAAGCTAGTACTCAAAGGATTGGCTAAGAAAGGCAAGACTATCTTGTTTATCGATGAAGCACACATGATTAGCGGTGCGGGCAGTGCAAGTAACTCAGCTAACGACTTGAGCAACATGATGAAGCCTGCACTAAGCAAAGGCACTATCAAAGTTGTAGCAAGTACTACATGGGAAGAGTATCGTAAGCACTTTGAAAAGGATCGTGCATTGATGCGCCGTTTCCAACGTATTACTGTTGACGAGCCAACACAAGAAGTTACTATGCAGATTCTTAAAGGTATTAAAAAATACTACGAAGAACATCATAAAGTTAAAATTAAAGACGAAGCATTACAGGAAGCTATCAAATTGTCTGTCAAGTATCAAGCAGATAAGAAATTACCAGATAAGGCAATTGACTTAATTGACGTTGCATGTTCACGGTTTAATCTAAAAATGCCTGATAGCGAACGTATTGTTAACAGTGAAGGCATACGGTTTGAACTTGCTAAGATGGTTAAAATTCCAGAAGAAGTTGTTGCCGAACAAGAAAGCGAAGGACTTGTTAATTTACAAGATCACCTGTCAAAAGAAGTATACGGTCAAGATACAGCCTTACAAGAAGTTGTGGACAAGATTGTTGTTGCACAAGCTGGATTGAAATCAGAGAACAAACCCATTGGATCATTTGTATTCATGGGCCCAACTGGTACAGGTAAAACTGAAACTGCTAAGGCACTTGCTAAACACATGGGCACTAAACTGTTGCGTTTTGACATGTCAGAGTATCAAGAAAAACATAGCATCTCTAAGCTGATTGGTAGTCCTCCGGGTTATGTTGGCTTTGAAGAAAATGCTGGCTTGTTGATTACACAAATTCAAGAAAACCCTAATGCTGTTCTACTGTTTGATGAAGTTGAAAAATCACATCCAGACGTAAGCACGATATTGTTACAAATGATGGATAACGGTTTTATTACTGGTTCAAATGGTAAACAAGCTGACTGTCGTCAACTTATCCTTATCCTAACAACAAACGCTGGCGCACAGTCTGCTGAAAAGAACGCAATTGGCTTTGGTGCACAGGAAAAAGACTATAGCGATGCAGATTTGAAGAAATTCTTAACACCGGAGTTCCGAAATCGTTTAGATGGTATTATTACATTCAAGAAACTTGGCAAACCAGTTATGGTTAAGATTGTCAACAAGTTCATCGACGAAATGCGTGAGCAGGTTAAAACCAAAGGCATCCGTATTAAAATTAATAACGAAGCAATTGATTGGTTAATTGAAAAAGGCTTCGATGCTAAGATGGGTGCTCGTCCGTTACAACGCACCATTGACAAGGAAATTAAACGTGACCTTGCTCGTATGATATTGTTTGGCGAACTCAAGAACGGCGGATGGTTACATATTAGTGTAGAAGAGGATAAAATTTTGCTTACAGCAAAAATTAAAACTCCAAAACTACCGCTAGTTGTAACTGAAGCTGAGACGGTTACTATAACAGAAAATGAAGTATAAAGAGACACGTAGTTTATTTTTAAGAAAATACCAGTACAAAATAGCACTGGTATGTTCAAGTGCAACTCTGTTCAGGGGAGGCGATATTGATAATGTCGTTATGGAATTGGCAAAAATTGATGTTAAGCACCCTGAACATTTTTCCTATTGGGCCAGTCGAATTAAATCTACCGAAGACTTAGAATACGTGAGATCGTTGTGTCAGGATTTAAAAAAGATTACAGACTACGAGTTACGTGTAGAACAGCCCATTATCAACATTTACACTAACGATATTAAATCAGTTAAGTTATTTGAAAAGAAATACCCTGATACTATTAAGTTTATCAGTAAACCAGCAGAAAATAGTGTATTAACTAGCGATACTATCATCATGAATAAGATGAATTTTGATTATCGCATTACCATGGGCGCAACTAAACAAGAATACAGTACATTTGTGGAATGGGCTGAAAATAATGCTAAAATCAAGCTAACTAAAAGCTGTACACGAGATTTGAACCGTAACAAAAGTTGGGGAGGTACACACTTCTATGTAACGGGCGATAACAACTTACTCATGACTAAGATGCATTTAGGCGGTACTATAAGCAAGGTACAGCGTATTATACACCAGGCCGAAGTATAAAAGACATTTTGTGTATTACGATAAATACTCTAACTGCCCCAGTTAGGGTATTTTTTTGATAAACGGGCCAAAATATGCGTATAAATGAACTTTGCGAAAGCGTTGACTTAGAATTAGGTAAAGAAGCCAAGGACCCAAATGATCCACACGGATTAGGGTTTGATTTAAAGGACGACTTAATATTCTTTATGCATCACGATGATGATGCATATCGCCGTCATACGTTTCCAGCTATATTAAAAATTAAAGACCAATTAGATGCTGGTAAAAAACCAGATTACAAGTTATTTGACAAAGCTGTTAAAGAAGCATACAATAAGTATTGTACTAAATTTCAAATAAGAGAACTACCTTACGAATTAGAACAAGGCATGTTAGATGAAATGTGCCAACATATCTATGAAGAGGAATGTGGAAAAATTAAAGACGGGCATTACAAGGATCAATAAGTGTTACTCAGAGAATTATTTGTTCGAGAAGTTGCTGAGGAAAAGGCGCCAGTACAACTAGGGCGGCCATTCAACCATCCCGAACACTGGGTGATCTTTCACGGTGTAAGCGGCGTCCTTGAAGCACTACAACATTTTGACGAAATCAAAGCAGAGCCCAAACAGTTACGATTCAAGTGGGATGGCAATCCTCAGATCTATTGGGGCAGAGAACAAGCGGGCGGCCCATTAATTTTAGCAGGACATAATGGTTGGGGCAAAGGTGGTCGCAACACTGGCACCACAATGGATGATTTTACTAGTCCAGAAGCTGTTAAGAATTTTATTCTTAACAAAAGCGGGGAAGGTGCAAAGGGACAAGAGATAACTCCTGAGCGCAAACGTTTTGCAGAAGAGTTTGCAAGTTTATATCCTACATTTGACGCGGCCACTCCTAAAGACTTTGTAGGGTTTATATATGCAGATGCTATTTTTATGCCTGCTACTAAACCTAAAGTGGATGAAAGTGGTGTATACAACATGCATCCTAACCCGCATAGTGCTACCGGGTATCATGTTAGCAAAGACAGTGAGTTAGGTAAACGTATAGCAGGTGCAAAACTTATGATTGCGGCTCACGGCACATTTGATACATTTGGAGCCCCGGATGCTGAACAAAAACCTAAAGATGACTTTAGTGATTTTAACGGAACACCCGGATTAATTGTATTAGATCCAATTTATAACGGCACTGCACCGTCTAATGCAAAAAGTGGTGAAGAACTTATTGCTAAGAAAGATGTGGTATCAAAACAAACATGGTTAGAACAGAATGGTCAAAAAATTGATCAATTTGTTGGCAGTGTTTCCCGTACAGACAAGAATGGAATTTTTTATCCATTCTTGAATCAAAAAAATGCGGCTGGTACATTTGAACAAATTAACTCAAAGGTGTTTTTTGATTGGATGGCAGAACCTCAAGCAAATGGTAAACCTCGTGTGTCGTTACCCAAGCAACAAGTAATATATCAACTAGAACAACAAACTGGTGCTTTGGACGAAGTATTTCATGCTATGAAAGTTATTAGAGATATTAAACACGACATATACAAAATAACAAACGATACACACGATGCTGATGTTTGGGCCACAAACAGCGAAGGTTTTGTTCGCTATGCTCAACCGCATCACAAACATGGTAATATGAAAATTGTTGCACCAGGGTGGAAAAATTGAAAGCATATCACTTAACAGAATCTGAACAAGATCAAGCGGCTATTATATTTGGTCGATTTAATCCTCCGCACTTTGGTCACAGAGCCGCGTGGGATATTGCGGCTGAATTTCCTATTTGGTACGTTGGCACAAATCAAAGTACACAGGGTCCTAAAGATCCCCTTCCATTTGATATCAAAATGGAAGCTATGAAAACGTTTATGCCTGAATTAGAAGATCACTTAGTAGCAGAACAAAGTTGGTTTACTCTAGCATCGATGGTTTATAAACAACATGGTGCTGTTACATTGCACATTGTTACAGATGCAAATGATGCAAAAATATTTGTACCTGCACTACAAAAACAAAACGGTTTGGAAGGCCCGCACGGATTTTACAAATTTAACGATATCGTTTGGGCTGAAGCAAAAAGACAAAGCGAAGCAAGCAAGGTTAGACAAGCAGTTAAAGACAATAATCCACAAGACTTTGAAACATATTCAGGAGTATCTGCTAATACAGAAGTAGCAGGACATCCTTATTTCACCTTAGTAAGACATTTTATGATGCCTTACATGCAAGCTGAAATAGATAAAGAAAAGCAAAAAGCCGAAAGAGAAAGACTTAAAGCTGAAAAAGAACAACAAAAAGCAGAGAAGGCCGCTTTGAAACAACAAAAAGCAAAAGGTCCAGCGCAAGAGTTAGCAGAGTCACAGCGTATGAGTGCGCAAGTTAAATTACAACGTGCATGGGAACGCGAGCAAGCTAAATCAACTGCTAGTCGCCAACGTGCTGACCAAGCTAAAGCTGAGTTTGAAAAAGAATGGAAAACCAAGCAAGAAAAAGAAAAACAAAGTGTGGCAGAAGTAAAACAACGTTTAGACCCTAAGTGCTGGAAAGGCAAACACAAAGAAGGTACTAAGATCAAAGGCGGCATCAGAGTTAATAACTGTGTGCCTAATGAAGGACGAATACGTATTGGTCAGGCGCTAGAACAAATTTACGAAGCTAAAGCTCGTGAATCATTAAAGAAATTTGAACAAGATGCAATCCCAGGCATGACTGTATATGACTCTTTAAATAATAGTGATTCGTATGCTTCTTATAGATTCGGAGTAGCACTAGCACCGAGCCCAGAGTTCACTGACATGTCTAAGAAAAGTGCTCTAGCAAATTCTTTTGCTATGATTGATTACACTGATGCAGATGCACAAATTCGCAAAGGCGCTGAAAAAACAATGGGTGTTAAATCAAGTTCCAGTACTTCGGCCAAATCCAAAGAGCTAGAAGATACCAACAAACTAAGCCCAGTTGCCGCAACTAAACGTAATAAATACGGTATATGAAACAATACAGAATTACAAGCCAGGATTTAAATCAAGATAGTCCAGATGACTGCTATCTTGCGCCAGACGATCCTGTACAAGAATTAAAAATACTATCAGGTATGGGCGGACTGGGTGGCAATGCTAGACTGCACGAGTATCGTGCAAGCCAAGGAAGCAATATCAGCGTTACCGGCAACGAAAACGGACGCATACAGCGAGAAAAAAACATACAACCAGGAACTCGAGAATGGTTTAAACTATGGTTCGGTTTACCGTACATGACTGGAGAAAAGAAAAATGAGAGCTAAAGAATTTTTAAAAGAAACCAATAAAACAGGACAAGTACGTAACGGTTTGAAACAAAGCGGCCCTTATGCCAAACGCTACGACGAGCTGGATACATTTTACGATATGTATCGTTTAGGTATTGCTTTAGCAAACGACAAAGCACCTAGTCGTGGTGTGGTGTCAAATAGCCCAACAGTTTGGGTTCGTAATGATGAAGAAGCTGAAATGCTGACAAATGCAGAACGTACCATGGGAATTAAAGGAACTGTAGTAGTGCCGCAAGGCGACAGTGACGAATACCCTGATACTAACGATACAAGTCCCGTAGCAAGTATCAAGCGCAATAGGTACGGTGTATAATGCGAGCTAAAGAATTTATTAGCGAAACTGCTAGTGCAGGTGCTACTAGCTCAGGAAGCATAGCGACCGTAGTAAATCCCAACATTGCAGGTGGTGTAAACAACGCCAAACCACCTAAAATTATGCAGAAAAAGCATAAAAACGGCACTGCCGTTAATGCCTTAGATATGATGGGAGTCAGCCTATTTGGCGGCGAAACCATTAAAAGATAAATATTACAAGTTAACGGAGTCCTCAAATGGCCAAACAAGATCTATATAAAACAGCTCAACAAAGTACTAAACTTTTCAAATTAATCCAAGATGAAAATCTATTAGAAAGTTGGGTTAAAAACAAAATTATCAGTGCCGCAGAAGATATTTCTACGGTATATCAGTATTTGAACTACGAAAAACAGTTCAAAGAATACAGTCAAATGATTGCTGAAAGTACAAACCTAAGCGAGGGCAAACGTGCTTTGTTAACTAGCAAACTTGCAGAAGCTAAAGAAAAAGTTAAAGAGCTTAAGAAAAAAGCCGCCAAAGAAAAGTCCGAAAAAATGGACGAAGATAAAGACGAAATGAAAGTTGGCGATACAAAGAAAACACGCACAGGTGAATTGACAAAGACTAGCACAGGTGTTGTACATAAGAACACTAGCTACCATGATGACGGTGATGAAATTGCTTCAAACGCTAAATCAGGTAAAGGTGTTAAGAGCCATGCTAAAGCGCAGTCAGCCGCTGAGAAGAAAGAACAAGCTCCAAAATTAAAACAAAGTCCTAAGAGTGCTAAGACATGGGGCATGAAAGACAACGAGAAATTTGACAACCGTGATAAAGAAGTTGATGAAGGTTCATACTTAGGTAAGAAATTAACTGCTGAAGCTAAGATGTGCCCAATTTGCAAGAAAGATCCTTGCAAGTGCGGTAAAGGTAATACTAAAAAGAAAACTGTTAAAGAAGCTGACTTAGGTAAGCACAACAACGGTAAGACAACTGGATTCAAAGCAGTTGCTAAAGCCGCTGGTGGTGGTGAGAAAGGTAAAAAAATTGCTGGCGCACAACTAGCTAAAATGAAAGCATCTGGTAAAATTAAAGAAGCTATTGCTCGTGCTAAAGATGTATTAGAAGGCAAAGGCAAGAAAGGCGACGGTAACTTAGCTAATAATGCTAAACCTTACGACAAAGTAACACGCGGTGATGTTATCGCTGGACGTCTTGGTAAAGACGAAAAAGGCGGCAAGAAAGAAGTTGTTAAGGAATCTACAGAGCTAGATCGCATGAAAACTATCATGCATCGTTTAAACGGATAATACTATGGACATGAAGAAAATTCTTCAGGCCTTAGATAGTACCGCAAGTAAACCAGTAGAAGGGTCTGACAACATGAAGCAATTTCTGTCCATAGTGACAGAAGGTGCCAATCCGCATAAAGTTACATTGCCTGTTCAAATGGCCATGCAACATTATGCGGAGCCAGTTGTTGCTCAGCCAAAAACAATTAAAGAAGTTAAAAAGACAGCAATGTCCAGCATGTTGTATCAATACTATACAAATGCAGAACATCGATTAGCCGAAGAAGATAACACCAAAAAAGAAATTATTAGTGAACAAGCTAGACGTATTGCAGATCGTATTCTTAAAAGAAAAGAAGAGAAACCCGTGGCGGAATCATTCAATCCCGAATATGATGACGAAGCTGGTATGGCTCAGGGCAGTTTGCATACATTGAAGCGAGCAGTAGACGGGTTAATGAACACCATTGAAGATAAAGAAAATCTTCCAGAATGGTGTCAAGAAAAAATTTCCCTAGCTGAAGATTATCTTGTTACTGTTTGGGATTATTTACAAAGCGAAGAAGCACAAGGTATGCAGGAAGGTCGACGTAATTACGATGACAACCGCACAGGTTTTGGTCGGCGCGAACGTGAAGATGACGAGTATCATGTTCCAGATCCTGTAGACAATCGAATAGCATATAAAGTTATTGCCACTGTAACTACACAAGATGGCGGTGAAGAAAAGAAAGGTGTCACAGTAAAAACTACCGGCGGTCCAAAACATGCTGAAACAGTTGCTACAAAACATTTAGAAAATGCTGGTTTACAAGTAACTGGCATTGTTAGTGTACACGATACGGGCCCGGTGTAAAATATGGATGAATTAGTCAAAGCAATGAAGATAGCGTTTGCTAGTGAGAATGTCTACTATGTTAAGGCATCATCATTCCATTGGAATATAGAAGGACACAATTTTCCTCAATATCATACTTTACTAGATACCATCTATACGGAAGTATACAATGCACGTGACGGGTTTGCTGAAAATATTCGTAAACTAGGTTCATACGCACTTGGTAGCAATAGTTCATATATCAAATACAGCGCAATACAAGAAAGTAATGAAGTACCAGAGCCACAAGCTATGCTTGCCGAACTACTAGCAGATAGTGAAAAAATTGCTAATTTTTTAAAAATTGTATTCGATCTTGCAGAGCAAAACGGCGAGCACGGGCTAAGTAATTTTATAGCTGATCGACAAGATGCACATAAAAAACATGCATGGATGTTGCGTAGTACATTAAAGACAACAGGAATATAATATTATGGATTTAAGAACACTTCTTAATAAGCTAGACAAGCTAGATAGTCATCAGGTGTTGATGGAAAGCAATACTATTCGTGAAGAAATACTTTCAGCAGAATTGCAATTGTTAAAAGAAGCATACTCTGCGTTAATGGAACGAGCTCTTAAGAGAGAACTTGATGCATTACGTAATGTTAAAGATGTAGAACTACGCAAAAGCAAGTTAGCCGCACTAGCATCAAAGAACGGTTACCCTGGAATATTTGATCCAGTTACTGGTAAGTGGGTCGATAACGAAGGAAATTTTGCTTGGTTTGGGCCTTATCAAGCAGAAGTTGAAAAGATGATGGACGATGGGCTTGTTCCTCCTGAAGCACAAACTAGTGCATTCTGGGGATTAATGGGCAAAGATAAAGCTGAAGCAATAAAAATAAGTACTGCAAATGCCAGTAGATTTGAAATGATTGACGGTGCAGACGAAATTATAGATAAAGCAAATCAAAGTAAGCCAGCAATGGATGAATCTTTTGCCAAAGGATCGTTAGCACGAGCATTAACAGAAGATTTTGGTTATTCATCTAACTATCTCATAGAAGCTATTAGTACTACTGAGCATTTAAAATTAAAAGCATACATTGAAAAACTTAATAATCCTGAATATAAAGACGATGGTGAAGTTCAAAAAGTAATTTTTAAATATCAAGAATATGTAAAATATCGCGATTTACTAATTGCTAAGATTAAAGAAGCATTAGCACGATTCACAGCTAAAAAGGCGCCGGCGCCAAAAGCGGCTGAAGCTGGGGCAAGCACGTTTAGTACTAATCCACTGGATTATAAAGGGGATGCCGCAACCACAGTTAACTATGGTGCATTTGGAGAACCTAAACTTAATGAATCTCGCGGTGCGCTAAAAGAAGAATTCTACATTGTTCCCCATAAAGATAATACATCAAGCGTTGTGCATTTTTATTTAGACGAAAGTGGCAATGTAGTTGGATACGTTGTTACTGAAGATATCGAGGCATTAGGGCGTGGCGCATTAGATGGTTTAACGTTTGGATGGGGCGATAATGCTGTTGCAGGGATTATTTCCATGTACAAAGGCACTCCTTACGGTGCAGAACTAATTAAACAAATTAAAGCATCCGAAGAAGCAAAATCTCGTGCGCCAGTTTGGTATTACGGTGGAATGATTGCTGGTGGTGCTGGCTGGGGTGGAACCAGTTTAGCCGGCAACTTGGCGGCCGCTGGCGTAAACGTGGCTAGTGATTTTGTTAGAACTCCTGTAAATGATAAAATTAAACAACAGTATAAAGATGATCAAGCAAAAAAACTTAAAAAAGTTCAAGGAACTGTTGGTGCAGAACCAACAGGTGTGCCTGATGCTAACACTGTTAATGCTGTAAAAACAAAGGCCGCACCAGTTACAGCAAAAGTTAATACACCAGCACCTACAGGTGAAATGGGAGAAGTCTTTACAGCGTTTGGTGCTAAAGACATGAATGGTCTTTTTGTTAAATTAAAAAGCCAAGGTGTGAAAACTATTGACCAATTAGGTGATGCTATTGGAAAAGCTCTAAAGATCGAACCAATGACTGTGGTAAAGCCAGGCGGTGCACCTGTTGCAGAATCAATAACTTATTCTAGCATGAGCGAAAGCGAGCGCATGGCTTATTTGCGTAATCGTCTAAGCAACATAGAACAGACTGAACAGTTAGATGAAGCTATTCCTGGATTGGGTTGGCTATTTGGCAAAATACTTGGTACCGGTGGAACGGCCGTTATTAAAGGGTTAGCAGGAATTGAAAAAGTTTTTGGTAAAGGCGTTAAAGAAATAGCACTACCTGGTGCAGGCGCGGCTAAACAAATTTGGAGATTAGAAACTACTGGAGTAAACGCTGGTAAATGGTCCGCTGTTGTAACTAGAAACCGTGTTCGTACTAGAGTATTTAAAACTGCTGACGAAATAGCCGATGATCTAAAGAATGCATTACACAGTGGGTTTGTACCAAAAGCTAGACCAGGTCAACCTACATTACCTGCGGCTCCTCCATCCGGATGGATAAATCCTGGATCACAAGTTGCAAGTGCTGAATTAAATGGTGTGAAATACATAAAAGATGCAGACGGTAAGTGGTACATGAAAAATTCCTCTACAGGAGTCCACGTACCAGTAGTTGACAGAGCTGTGTTACAATCATTAGAGCAGGGTGCTATAAGAACAGGTATGCTAGGTCAATTAGCCGCAAAATATCCAAGACTTGCGGCTGGATTTAAAGGTGTTGGTTCAATACTTAAATTTGGTTGGAATAACAAGTGGTGGATTGCGTTGGCCGCTATTATTGCGGCTGGATATTGGGCATGGTCAAACAGACCAGAAGAACCACCTGTGCCACCTGAACTACCACCGGGAGCTGATGCAGAAGCAGAACCAGGCGGATTACCTCTTGCACCAGGTGGGTTAGAAGGTGGAATACCACCAAACGCAGACGGCACATGTAAAGACGGCTATACTCTTGATCCTGTTAAAAAACTATGTATGCCTGGAATACCACCAAACGCAGACGGCACATGTAAAGACGGCTATACTCTTGATCCTGTTAAAAAACTATGTATGCCTGATAAGAAAAATAACAAGGAACCTGGTGAGCAAGATGGTAAAAAAGTATCTCCGGAAGTGCAACAATCAGCTGACAATCTTCGAAAATTGTTGCAACAATTAAAAGACATGTATCCAGCAGATAAAGAAACTAGAGACATTGAGGCTGAAGTTGAGGATGCATTGAAAGGTATTCCTGTTAGATCAAGTGCGCAAGAAGTCAATCCAACATCTACACCAAATAATCGCTATAATTTCTAATTAAATGGCAATCTTTTTCGTCTAAAAGATTGCTATTGTTAGATAACTAGTATATAATTAGGCTATAGTTAAGGAGACTTACATGTCAGGACGTTCATACGGTGCAGAAGAAAAGGCAAAATTGGAAAGATTAATCAGTGAAGGCAGTACAGTACTACGCGAAATTGAAGATTTATCAGAAGGCTTAAAAGAAACAGTTAAGGCAGTAGCAGAAGAACTAAATGTAAAACCCAGCGTTATTAATCGTGCAATTAAAATTGCACATAAAGGCGATTGGACTAGTCACAATGAAGATTGGGCAGAGATTGAAGCTATTTTAGATATTACAAAACGTATCTAATAAGTATATAACGAAAGGCAGGCGGGCCATAATCCGCATATAGGTATTTGCAAGCCGTAAATTGCATATGGAGAATAAATGAGCTATGTAGACGCATGGTTTGACCGTAATAACGATGTTATTAAAGTTGTCGAACGCAACAAAAAAGGTGAAAGGGAATTCAGAGACATTCCTGTACGCCACACATTTTACTATAAAGACGCCCGTGGGAAGTATCTTTCAATTTACGGTGACGCTCTAAGCAAAGTTGTAGTTAAGAGTACTAAAGAACTACGCAAAGAACAAGCAATCAATTCAGGTAAACAATTATTTGAATCTGATATTAATCCAATATTTGTCACATTAAGCGAAAATTATCTTAATGCGGACGCTCCAAAACTAAACGTAGCGTTTTTCGATATTGAAGTGGACTTTGATCCAGAAAGAGGCTATAGCACACCAGACGATGCGTTCATGCCTATTACTGCTATCGCTGTTCACTTACAATGGATGGAAACTATGGTTTGTCTAGCAGTTCCTCCTAAGACACTAACTATGGAAGAAGCTACCGCTATGGTTGAAGAGTTTCCAAATACTATGCTGTTTAAAACAGAAGCAGAAATGTTGGATGTATTTTTAGATTTGATTAAAGAAGCAGACATATTAACTGGTTGGAATTCAGAAGGTTATGATATTCCTTATACTGTCAACCGCGTTACTAAGGTACTGAGTAAGGACGATACTAGACGGTTCTGTTTGTTTGATCAATATCCTAAACGCAGAGAATATGAAAAGTTTGGGCGGCAATCAGTTACATATGATCTAGTGGGTCGTGTACACCTGGACAGTCTTGAACTGTATCGTAAGTACACTTATGAAGAACGCCATAGTTATCGATTGGATGCTATTGCAGAATATGAGTTGGGCGAACGTAAAACACAATACGAAGGCACACTGGATCAACTTTATAATCATGATTTTAAAAAGTTCATTGAATATAACAGACAAGACTGTGCGCTTCTTGATCGCCTAGACAAGAAGCTTAAATTCCTTGACCTTGCTAACACACTGGCACATGAAAATACTGTGCTACTGCAAACTACTATGGGTGCCGTGGCTGTAACTGAGCAGGCTATTATTAACGAAGCACATAGACGTAATATGCAAGTACCTAATCGTACTAAAATGGACGACCGTGAAGAAAATACTGCGGCGGCTGGTGCGTATGTTGCATATCCTAAAGAAGGCATTCACGACTGGATTGGTTCATTAGACATTAACAGTCTATATCCTAGTGCCATTCGTGCGCTTAACATGGGCCCAGAAACTATTATTGGTCAGTTACGTCAGACAATGACACAAGAGTATATCGATAATAAGATGGCAAAAGGTTCTAGTTTTGCGGCAAGCTGGGAAGGTATCTTTGGATCACTAGAATATACTGCTGTGATGAATCAAGAGATTGGCACAGACATTACTATCGACTGGGAGAATGGCCAGACTGATGTTATTAGTGCGGCCGAAGTTTATAAGTTAATATTTGACAGTCATCAGCCCTGGGTACTAAGTGCTAACGGTACTATCTTTACTTACGAAAAGGAAGGTATTATTCCCGGCTTGTTAAAGCGTTGGTATGCTGAACGTAAAGAGATGCAGGCCAAACTCAAAGACTGTATTAAGACTGGCAACAAAATTGAAGAAGAGTATTGGGACAAACGACAGTTGGTCAAGAAGATTAATCTAAACAGTTTGTATGGTGCTATTTTGAATCCTGGTTGTAGATTCTTTGACAAACGTATCGGACAGTCAACTACACTAACAGGTCGTCAGATTGTTAAACACATGGCGGCCAAAGTAAATGAAATTGTTGCCGGAGACTATGACTATCGCGGTAAAGCTATTATCTATGGCGATACAGACTCATGTTATTTTTCAGCATATAAGACATTACAACAAGATATTGATGCTGGTAATATTGAATGGACTAAAGAAAATGTGATTGCACTATATGATAATATTGGCGAGGAAGTTAATACAACCTTTCCGCAGTTTATGTTGGATACATTTCACGTGCCAAAGACCCGTGGTGAAGTTATTAAAGCGGGTCGTGAGATTGTAGGTAGTAAGAGTTTGTTTATTACTAAAAAGCGTTATGCCGTGCTGTACTATGACAAAGAAGGCAAACGGGCAGACGTAGATGGTAAACCTGGTAAGATCAAGGCCATGGGCTTGGATTTGAAGCGTAGTGATACGCCGGAATTTATTCAGAACTTTTTAAGTGATGTACTTGAAAAGGTCTTAACAGGAGCCACCGAAACTGATGTATTGGCACACATAAGCGAATTTAGATTGAGATTTAAGAGTCGGCCGGGTTGGGAAAAAGGTAGTCCAAAACGTGCTAACAAAGTTACTGAATATCAAGCTAAAGAAGCAAAAGCTGGTAAGGCTAATATGCCAGGGCATGTCCGTGCTAGTATTAATTGGAATACATTGAAGCGTATGTTTGGCGACAAGTATAGCATGAATATCACAGACGGACAAAAAGTAATTGTTTGCAAACTAAAACAAAATCCTATGGGCTTTACATCGGTAGCATATCCTGTAGATGAGTTACGTTTGCCACAATGGTTTAAGGACATGCCGTTTGATCATGAAGAAATGGAACAGACTATTATTGATAACAAATTAGATAACCTAATCGGAGTATTGAAATGGGACGTTCGCAGTACTGAAGAAAAGAACACTTTTAATTCACTATTTGAGTTTTAATATGAAAATTATAATTGCAGGGTACGGATTTGTTGGTAAGGCAGTGGCTAGTGTGTTACAAACTAAACACGAACTGGTCATTGTTGATCCAAAATATAACGATAATAAAATTACAGACCATATAGATGCAGATGGCATTATCATTTGTGTGTCTACTCCTACTACTGAAAATGGCATTTGCGATGTAAACAATATTGCCAATGTAATAGATCACGTTCCATTTTTTATGCCTGTAATGATCAAGAGTACATTAACTCCTCCTAATGTACAAGGATTTAAAGAAATATACGAAAATCATAGTATTGTATACAGCCCAGAATTTTTAAGAGCCGGTACTGCCAATACAGATTTTGCCAATCAAAAATATATTATCATAGGCGGCGAAGATCCAGAAGGATTTTGGCACGAACTATTCACTACTACATTGCCTAATTGTAAAATGGTTTTTCAATGCAGTGAGGAAGAAGCATGTATGATCAAATACACTGTGAATTGTTTTCTTGCTCTTAAAGCCAGTTACTTTAATCAAATAGCAGATATTTGTGATAACAATAAAATGGACTATGATATAGTAAGACACATTGTAAGTCAAGATACTAGGATTGGTGCAGGACATACATTAGTGCCGGGCCCAGATGGACAGCGAGGATGGGGAGGTGCATGTTTCCCCAAAGACACTGAAGCATTTTTACAATGGACTAAAACTATTGAGATGCCAGCAACATTGGTGGAATCATCTATCCAATACAACACTAAAGTAAGAAAAAACTCTTGACTTTAAACAAAAACCTAAATATAATACACATAAGGAGATTCATATGAAAGATATTTTACAGGACTTAGTAGCACATACGCATAGTCTAGGATTTTTACCGCTAGTTAAAATTTCTAGCACAGACGCAGAAACAGTTATTGAAGGCATGGCAGAAGACCGTAGTGTTATTTTGCAAGCCAAAACAAACAAGCCAGTTAGCAATTTTGAAGGCACATTTGGTATGCCTAACTTGAACAAGTTAGATTTGCATTTGAAGTGCCCAGAATACAAAGAAGGCGCAAGTATTGAAGTAGTTACACAACAACGTAACGGCGAAGATATTCCAACAGGACTACATTTTGAAAATGCATTTGGCGACTTTAAAAACGACTATCGTTTTATGAACGCAGAAATTATTAATGAACAAATGAAAACTGTCAAGTTCAAAGGCGCACAGTGGAACATTGAATTTGAACCTACAGTGGCCAGTATTCAGAAATTGAAATATCAAGCGGCCGCACACACTGAAGAAACTACATTCCAAGTAACAACTAAAGATGATAACTTGATTTTTAGTTTTGGTGATGCAACAACACATGCTGGTAGTTTTGTATTCCAAGCAGGTGTAACAGGTAAGTTAAAACAAACGTGGGCATGGCCAGTTAGCCAGTTGCAAAGTATTTTGAATTTAACTGGTGACAAGATGGTTCGTATTAGTGATGCAGGTGCATTACAAATTACTGTAGACAGCGGACTTGCTGAATACAATTACATTCTTCCAGCACAAGCTAAATGAACCAAGTAGATCCAAAAATACTCGAATTAGAAAGACAGATACAGTTCTTAAAGGAACAAGTTATTCGTCTTTCTAAAATGTGTGAGTACTTAGATCGTGAACGGGTCCGTTCAAAAAATGACATAGGTCAAATCGTACAAGAAGTACGGGCAAGGAGAGGATAATGTTTTTACAAGAATGGGTTAAATCGCATCTTAGCCAACTAGAAATGGTTGGAGTTATTATGCGTATTATTAGTTTTAGTTTAGTATCATGGTTAGGTCCAGCAAGTCCGTTTATGTTTGTATGGGTCTTTAATACTATCGATGCTGTACTATTAACATACTGTGCAACAATTAGAAAAGATCCAGCTTATACGTTATTAAACGGTTTTTGGATTATTGTAGGGCTGGTAGGTATTGCTAGGGCAGGTGGATTACTTTAATGAATAAGAACTTAACAGCGGCACAGAATGACTATGCTTACTTCTTGCCAGCAACAAGTGGTTTCTATAGTACATATATAGGCAAACAACGCTACAGTAACTATGTAGATCCTGCTCGTATACCTAAGAGCTTTGGCCCTATGGGTATTGAAGCAATGAACTATTTGAATCCCAATGCGGCATTTTACTTTGACCATTGTTTGTATTCAGCTGGACATGCTAACTTAGATTTGAATAAACCCGATCCTAGTGAAGATATGTTTCGTAACAGAGACCGTAGCACCAGTTGGGTGTTAGGTGACTCGGGTGGCTTCCAGATTGGTAAAGGTGTTTGGGAAGGCGAATGGAATGATCCAAACGGCCCAGTAGTTGCACAGCGTATGGCGGAAGCAGTTGCTAAGGGTATTGAACTAGTTCCACAAGTACATCCTACGGGTCATCCTAAGACTGATAAGAATGGCAATCCAAAGTATACTAAGATCGATCACGTTAAGTTGTATCAAGATAAACTAGATGCGGCACAGAAAAAACGTGAACAAGTATTAACTTGGATGGATGCATTAATGGATTACGGTATGGTGCTGGATATTCCAGCATGGGTTGGTCGTAGTCCCGTGGGTGCTAAGAATAGTGGTGTTGGTAATTATCCACAGGCGGTTGCGGCTACCAAATACAATAACGAATACTTTATCAAACATCGCACAGGTGCTTGTAAATTCTTAAATGTACTACAAGGCGAGAATCACGCACAAGCAGAAGATTGGTATCAGCAAATGAAAGACTTTTGTGATCCAACAAAATATGAACGTCCGTTCAACGGTTGGGCCATGGGTGGTCAGAATATGTGTGATGTGGATTTAGTATTACGTAGATTAGTGGCATTGAAGTTCGATGGACTCCTTGAAAAGGGTCATCAAGACTGGATGCACTTCCTAGGCACCTCTAAATTAGAGTGGGCATTGTTATTAACTGACATACAACGAGCTATAAGGAAATATCATAATGAAAACTTTACCATCTCTTTTGACTGCGCCTCACCGTTCCTTGCCACAGCAAACGGTCAAATCTATGTCCAAACAGAAATCAAAGACAGAGAAAAATGGCTCTACAGAATGTTGCCGTCTCTTGATGACAAAAAGTACAGCCAGGATACAAGACTCTTCCAAGACGTAGTAGTACAAGATAAACACTTTACTAGTTTTACCACAAGTCCATTAATGGACGGTGTCGAAGTTAAAGACATTTGTATCTACGGTCCAAATGATCAAAATAAAATTGGTAAAGTTGGTAAGACCAGCTGGGATAGTTTTACATACGCAATTATGATGGGCCATAATGTGTGGTTGCATTTGAACAGCGTACAAGAAGCTAACCGCCAGTATGATGCTGGCTTGTGCCCAAGTATGCTGGTAGATGAAAGATTCAATCGTACATATTTTAAAGATGTAGTTGATGCTATCTTTAGTACAGACGACAGGGCCATTGCTGAAGAGATTATCGAAGCATATAGTAAATTTTGGATGGCTATTCCAGGCACACGTGGCGCAATTGGTAAGAAAACAGTTAACGCTAGTACCATGTTTGCCAACTTGTTTGACGAAGTGGGCTCAAATAATGTACAATTAGAAGAAGAAGTAGATTTTGACGAATCTGCAATTGACAAACTAGACGATTTAGAAGCAAGCGTCCATGACATTACCTGATGAAAGATATCGAGCAGTTGTTCAGACTCAAAAGTTTTTACTTGAGATTTTGAATACTCCTCGAGTTCCAAAAGCAATCAAAGATCAAGCAAGAAGTTGTTTGCGTCATTATCCTAGCGACTGGGACATGAAACGTGCGGCTGACGGTGCACCAGATGTATTTCAAGAACGTATGGAAGATGTAACTAGAATGTTTAAATCCTACGAGGAAAAGAAAAATGAGCAAGCGTAGTCTAGTAATTGGCATGGGTATTGGTAACTTGTACAAAGATGTACTGACAAAACTTGGCCACAAGGTAGTCACAGTTGACAAGGACACTAGCAAAGGTGCTGATTTTGAATCAGTAGATTCAGCTTTGGTAGTACACGGCTTATTTGATACTGTACATATCTGTACTCCCAACTTTACACACTTTGAAATTGCGGCCAGAGTTGCTCCGCACAGTAAAATTGTGTTTATTGAAAAGCCCGGTGTTGCTACAAGTGATACATGGTCTAAACTTGTAACTACATTTAAACAAACACGTTTCATAATGGTTAAAAACAATATGTGGCGTGACAACATAGCTGAATTAACTGAACTAGCAGGCCGGGCTAAAACTGTAAAAATACGTTGGATTAGAAAGAATTGTATTCCTAGTCCAGGCAGTTGGTTCACAACTAAAAAATTAGCATTTGGTGGAGTTAGCAGAGACTTAATGCCACACTTGTTGAGTTTATATGTGGCCATGAATCCTGATTGGAAACATGAAAAAATGTCTGGTCAAACTGCCATGCAATGTTGGGAATTAAAAGATATTGAAAACACAGAGTATGGCACTGTTGATCCCAATGGCACTTACAATGTTGACGACATGTGTGTAATCAACTTTGGTAACAAATGGCGACTTGCGGCCAATTGGCGTAGTCAGGATGAAGAAGATAGTTCTATAGTGTTTGTCATGCCAGACAATGCAATAGAACGATTTGAATTAGGGTGGTGCCCAGAAGAAGCATATCATAATATGATTGTGGATGCTATTACTAACATGGATAATTCTGATTTTTGGTTACAGCAATATGCTGTTGATACATGGATACATGAGAGAATAGAAAAACTATGACACGCTGTTTACAAACAACAGGGCACGGCTTCTTTGAAGAAGTAGAGTACGACAAACCGGAACCTACTTCAGATCAAATTGAAGTACGAGCCGTAATGACTGGTGTATGTCGCAGTGACATCGATATGATGATGGGAAACTTTGGACCATTGCCACTCAGTATGCAAGGGCATGAAGGATTGGGACAAGTCACACGAGTTGGTTCATTAGTTACCGGTGTTAAAGAAGGCGACTATGTTGCTACACGTGGTGAACCTGCGTATGCGGATTATTACAATGTACGAGATGAGGAATTTGTAGTGGTACCAGAAGCACATCCTCGCTATATACTAGAACCGGTAGCATGTGGTATTAACTGTATTGTTGACGATTTTAAAAATAGAGCCAATACTAAAACTATTATCTTAGGTAGTGGTTTTCTAGCGTGGGTAGTTTATAACGCATTAAAGCTGTATTTTCCTAGAATGGAAATCGACATACTAGGCTCTAGTAATCAAGAGCTGTGGGGCGATAAACTGTTGCTTGGTACTAGTGAAAGCTATGATAATGTTATTGACTTGAGTGGAAAATATGATTTAGGTACAGACATTGGCCTAAATAATAATGCCTTAATTGTAGATGCTGTGGGTAAAGCAGTAAGTAGAGAAGAAGCACAGGCACAACTTTGGAAAGCCTGTGCTACTGTTAAACCAAGTCCAAGAACACCAAAATTTATTGATGCCATGATCCGAGCACGTTATATGATTGAAAACGGTGAACTAGAGGTTGATAGTTTTTGGACTCAGTGTTATAATCGTAACACTGAATGGCAACAAGCATTTGCGGATGGTGTGGATCGTCCAAATGGTTACAGCAGAGGTTATATTAAATGGGACTAAACACTGAAGAACGGCAA